AGCGTCTACTCTACCAATGGTAAGGTCAACTTCTCTTACTTGGATACCAGGAGAGGCTAAATTTAAAGCCATATTCGTTTCTCCGAATCTCAGGATATTTTTCTGAAATTATTTATTAAAATACCCTTTTTCATCGGGGAAACAATGCATGAACTACCAATCAGGGTATTCCCAACGATTATTTGTTTTCTTTTTACTCTTTACTCTCTTAATAGTACACTCTTTACATTCATATGAATAGGATGATTTTATATTCTTATTTTTTCTTATTAAATAGTATCCATCAATTAAATCTTTCATTTTACCACACACTCTACACTTCCTCTCAGACAGAGTAAAATGCCCTAACTCTAACTGTTCATCGAACTCCACTAGATTTAATAATAATCCCACATATATGATCGATCTCCATACTCATCTGTTTTCCATAAGTCACCATCACTATCAACGAAAGTATCATCACCAAAACCATCAGATATAAAACCAAACGGTGCCATGTCTTGTTCTATTTGATTTTTTTGTTCTTCATATATTCTCTTACGCACATCATTATCAGTCATTTCTTTAAAATAATCCTGTGCAACTAACCAAGCAAATATCACAAGACACATTGCTAAGTCATCATTACAACCATCTTCTGCCTCAAATGAGTTGTGTTTTTGTGCAAAAGTTGTAAGTTCAGAGATAATATCATAATCACATACTAATATCTTATCATCCTCTAACAAAGTTTTTAAATTAGAACATCCTAATTTTTTAACTGCTGCTGTGGTTCTTACACCTAATTGAGATCTTTTACCACTAAATCCTGCACCGACAACTTGACCATTACGACCTCTTTGAGAACACATCAGTAAGTTTTCATACTCTAAATCATAATTTAAGATACTCGCCACTTGATCTCCAATATCATTAACCTCAACTAAAACAAATGATTTGTTGTATGCAGTTGCAATATCAAAAATAACATTTGGAAATAACATAGGTTTAATTTCGTTATTTCGATATTTGCCCACAACTTTATAAGGAAACTCAGTTATATCAAATACAAGAAAAGCAGAATAGTCATTTCCTAAACCACGAGCAACATCAACTGTAATCATGTAATTATGATTTTTTATTGGTGCTTCATATATATCAAGACCTGCATTTCTTTGTATTGGATCATTAAATACAAGAGTTTTTAATTTAGCTGGATTGATTAATGTGTTAACAGATCCTAAAAACTCACATTCAAACTCAACTTTGAATTGTTGCTCTGAGGTATTTGCAATTGTTTGCTCTTTCCAAGTTTCATCACGACCTGGTACTTCAGACCAGTGAACCTCTGTTGGTACGTATTCATTTTTACCCCTTTCTGCCTCATGCCACATTCGGTAGAAATGATTCATACCTCGTGGTGTAGATACAATTATAACTTTTGTTTTTTGTCCTGAAGTAATTGTAGGATAAACAGATGCAAAGAAATCATCTGCAATATGATTTGGAATAAACGCAAACTCATCAAGGAATATTACGTTGTATGATCCACCTCGAACAGCAGATGAAGATGTAGAGTTAGCAGATATTTTTGAACCGTTTTCTATTTCTAAAGAACCTTTATTCCAAGATATAATACCTTGTTGCATCCATCTTGGTAAATTTTCATATGCTAGTTGCAGTCTACCTAATAAATCACGGGCAGTTGAAGCTTTGTTTGCAAGTATAGCAATATTAACATTATCATTAAAAATCGCATAATGTAGTAAGTATGATACAACCGTTGTCGATTTACCTGTCTGCCGAGGCATTTTACATATGTTGAAACGGTTCTCATGAAAATTTTCTATTAATTTTTTCTGAAAAGGATATTGCTTAAAAGGAACTAAACCATCATCAAGAGATACAATCTTGATATAATTATTTGCAAAATAAACAGGATCGTCTTTACATCTTAAGAACTCTTGAATGTTCTCTTTTGTAAATTCAATTGGTGTATTTGCTTTTTTTAGATTTGGATTACCAAGATAAACTTCACTCATTTCTTATCACGTTTGAATTTTTTTATTTTACTTCTTGCCTTTACCTCCTTCGCTGGTGTATACTTTTTCAAATTTTTAATTTCATCTTTAGGTATGTTAGTTGTGGTTGGTGCACCTAAAACATTTTTCTTAAATATAAAATCAATTTTTTCATCTGTAGGATTAACTCTATAGGCAGGAGCTTTATATATCGCACTATGTTGATCACCCGTATTTTTTAAAATACTTCTTGCATTATCTGATTTTTTACCAAGTGACTTTAAGTTTTTATCCATATCTCTAATCGCTTTCTTACTCTGTCCTCTCATTGAAAAAGCACCAACAGCCGCTGTACCCATATCATCACCCTGTCTAACTCTAGTCGGATCATAGTTTACATAACTTCCTGATCTTGTTTGCATTATATTTGCACCCTTTTGACCAGGCACTGTTTTCTGAAATTTCTTCACCATATTCTCTGCCTCTCTACGAGGTGAAACAAATGGATTGTCAACATCACTTCTTAAACCTTTGGTAGTGCGAAGTGCATCTTTTTTAATAGTCTTTAATGGCATTCTCGGATTAAGTTTTTTAATCGCTTTAACACCTTGCTTGAATAAAAATTTCTCAAACTTATTGAGTTCTACAATATTATCTTTTTTATTTGTATATTCATCCTGCATAACTTGACCTTTTCTAGTCTCAATTGGTTTTACTCCTCTTGCAACTGGTTTTATATCTTTAACAGGTGCTGTGTATTCACCAGGATTAGTGCCTTTTTTCAAATTCTTCTTCAGAACTTTAAGAGCAACAATATCTGGTTTTTTTCCTTGATATTCGTGTTGCATAGTATAATCTTTGGCTATTTTTGGATCATCAGTTACAAAACCTCTTCTTTTAAAAATTGCAGAGTTATCATAAACACCACTACTAACTGGATTTTTACTACTGCCCTTCATTCCTTTTTTCATAATATTCTTTGCTGCTTTTTCAGTTGTACCGTGATACATTCTAACATAATCAGAGGGTTTGGGTTTAGGTTTAGATATCAAATTTTTAATAACTTTTCCTGCTTTTTTAAATATTGGAGTTTTTTTACCTAATTTTACAGCACCCTTCAACGCTACTTTGGCAATAGTTCCTAAACCTTCATCAAGTTCTTTTGTTTTAGTAATAAATTCTTTATAAGTTTTCATCAGCAATTCCAGCGTCTAAGTGCCTTGTTAATTCTTGAGTCTGGATCTCTACTTGTCTTTGCAGAAGTAAGTTTCTTCTTCATACCTTTCATTCTTCTACAGAATGCTAATCTTCTTTTTGCAGATTTAGAACCTTTCTTTAATTTTTTAGGATCTTTTGTAACTGCAGTTTTTAATTTAGAACCAGGATTTTCACGACGATATGCTTTGACTGCTGCTTTACTCATACCATCAGTCTTATCTTTACGATTGACCTTTTGCCAATCTTCACCTAACTCCTCTCTCCAATCATAATGATCTTGAAGTGGTTTATCTGTTTTTGGTTTTTCTTTACCTTTTTGTGCTTGTTGCTGTTGTTGTTGCTGCGTTAATTTCTTTTTAGTAATTTTTTTCTTGGGTTTTCCAAGTTTTTTCATTAAATCAGTTTGAGATTTATTCAAAGGCACAGTCTTGACTGGTGGTAAATCATCAGTAAATGTTCCTGTTGGTTTTTTTGTACCATATATTTTTTTAACAGGTGGTTTTTGTCCACCAATATATTTGTCAAAATCAATTGGTTTTGATAAATTTACCTTTACAGGTTTGCTTAAATCTTTACCGCTAGAACCTTTCATATTGCTTAGTTTTTTCATACCAAGTTCATTTGCTTTTTTTGTTTGATTGATAATTGACTTAGTTTGTATGTTTTTACTAATTTGTTTACTTGTTGCGTCTCTTACTGGAAACTTAATTCCTCCTTTAGATCTTTGCATTTGTGCTGCTTGTGTTCCAGTAACATCAAATGCACCTTTTATTTTTGGTGTTGTTTTTTTAATTACATCTCCAGTTACTCTCTGTGCACCAGTCTTGGTAAATGGATTTACCTTTCCTATATTTTTTATTAATTTTTTACCAAACTTGGCAATCATTCTTGTTTTAAATCCTTCATAAAGTTCTGCATCCTTCAATGGTTTTGCTTTGATTATATCAACAGTTTCAATTTCTGTAAACTTGATATCATCTTTATTCCAATCTTGAATGAGTAATTCACTTTCAATTGCTGTATCTTCCTTCATTGCCTTTTCTAAATCATCTGCTTGCTTTGCGTGTGTTTTAGAACCCTTTCTTAATTTACCAACTAATTTTTTTACAAATGGTTTATCATCTTTATTCAACTCTTCTTTCATTGCCTCTTTACGAATTTTTGCAAAGTAAATTTTAGTTCCCTCTTCTTTACCATATTGAGCGATCATATTCTTTTTCATATCAGAATCATCATATTTTTTCTTTAGCATTGTATCCTTTCTCTTCTGAGC